CACTACCATATCTATGACAAAGTGCCCTCGGCGGGGATCGAACCCACAACCGACAGCTTAGAAGGCTGGCGCTCTATCCATTGAGCTACGAGGGCATTTTAACCCCACACAGGTGGGGTATTCGACCAAAAGAACCGCCATATATAGAGGTATTATGATTTCCACAACCAAAAAATCAGAAAAGCAAACGACAGCCTCAATAACTGTCGGTTCTGTAAAATTCAACGACGCATACAACGATTTTTACCTCTCCCGGCAAGCCATCCGTGTTTCGCCGCGCACCCTGGGCTTCTACTCCGAGAAACTCACCAAATTTATCAGTTGGCTCGATGCCCAATCCCTTACCGATCCAGCTGATCTCTCCGCCAAACACATACGCCAATTTGTCTCCACTCTCGCCGAGCGTTCCCTTTCCGACTGGACCCTCCACGGCTACGCCCGCGCAATAAAAACATTCGTCCGCTTTCTTTACGACGAAAAATACATCCATACCCCCATCAAAATCGATATGCCCCGAATAAAAAAACATCGTCTACCAATGCTCGACGCAATCGAGGTCGAACGTCTCTTATCTTACTGTTCCATCCGCGAACGAGCCATCATTATGTTCCTGGTTGATACTGGCATCCGCATATCAGAGGCTATAAGTCTCAACTGTGGCGATGTAGATATGAAAACTGGTCGCGTCAGAGTCTACAATGGCAAAGGTGGCAAGTCCCGCATCGTAGTCGCCGGCGCCAATGCCAGGCGTGCCCTGCTCGCCTACCAACGGACCATAGAATACACATCTTCAACCGACCCACTCTTCCAAACTATCACATCCACCCAATTCACCAAAGATGGCTTGTCACAAGTCTTTCTGCGCCTTTCAAAACGGTCCGGCATCCATTTCAGCGCTCACGCCCTGCGGCGCACCTTCTGTATCCTTTCTCTTCGAGCTGGTATGTCTCCCTTAGTTGTCCAAGACCTAATGGGTCACGCCGACCTCACCATGACCAAGCACTACGCCCAAATGATCGATGACGACCTCATCCAATCCCACAAAGAATTTTCTCCAATAGATAACCTAAAGCGATTAAAATAAAACCCGCCACATTTGAGCATGCTTTCGCAGAGGCTTGGCGAGTATACTGCCTGTAATTATACCACCCCCCCCCTTATCACCAATACAATAACTATTATCCCAACAAACTAACACTTATCATCAATACAATATCACTTATACCAATGTTCAAAACCCCCCAAACATCCGCCCATACTCCGCCGATAAACTCCCCACCAGCCCGCTCACATCCTCCACCCCCTCATACCGCCGCCCCTGCCACCAAGCCCGCCCATCCTCGATCGGCACCAGCTCCACCTGGCTAAAATCATCATCAAAATACACCAGCGCCAACCCCTGATTCCACGTCTGCGTCCGCACATGCCCCGGCACCCGATAATCCACATGGCACGCCGCCCCAGGGTTGGCCGCCGTCACCGTCCGCGTACTATACCTGCCCTTAATCACATTCGTCGAAAGCTCTCGCCGGTGGGTATGCCCAAACACCACCGTCTCAATATTTTTCGAAGCATAAGCCCCGCTGGTAGCTCCCGGGTTCCCCCTGGCAATACTCCCGTGGGTGATGCGCGTCACATCATTCAGCCAAATGTCCGCGTCAGGATACCCCCCCACCCATTCCACACCCATACTCTCCAACCCCAGCAAGTTCGGCACACTCATCAACGCCTCCCCCGCCAAATTATCCGCGCTCCGTAGCCCATAAGCCGCGATCATATTATTCATCAACATCCCATTGATTCGCGCCTCATCATGGTTCCCCGCGCTCACAACCACCCGCTCGCTCAACGTCTTAAAATTCCGCAACCACCAGGCCGCCTCAATGATCGCCGGCTGTGTCGTAAAATAATTCTCCGGCCGCTTGGGGTACTTCCCAAACTCCGCAAAGTCCAGCAAATCACCCCCAAACACCACCATCTCCGGCCGGCTCTCCGCGCAGATCTGCATCGCCAAGTCCAACACCCGCCGGTCATGGTACGGCAGCAACTCCCCCGTCACCATATCCTTACTAAAACCAAAGTGCGCGTCAAAAACAACCAACGCGCACCTCATCGCACCTGCCGATCTCCTAACCACCTTCATCTTCTGCTTTTGCACCACCACCGGGTTCAAATGCGGCCAGATCGGCTTCAAATTTCGTCGTTTCAAAAACGCCTTCACCTGAAACAGCGGCTCCACCACGATCTCGCCCTCGTCCGTTTTTGCCCCAATTTCCCACTTATTCAGCGTATGGCTCTCCACCATCCACTCATCCAAATCCACCGCGCAAAACGCCAACAACTGCGCCAACGTAGTGATCCTGGCGCTCTTACTCTCCAAATCCAGCTCATTGGCCCGCTCATCCTGCCTTACCTGCTCCCGCTCGTCTGCCTTTCCCTTTTCAATCGCCTTGCTCCGTGCCACTCGTGCACTGCGAATCTTCCCGCCCACATAATCCACCGTCTTGCCGATCATCTCCGCAAACTTCGCCATCGTCAAAGCCGGGTTCCGCTCCTTATTCACCTCATACATCTCCAGCAGCTCACTCGCATTGTAGTCTCGCTCAAGGTTGATGTTATGCAAATGCCCCTACCTTATCTTCCAATTACTATAATAAGTAGCGCCATACCTCAAACAGATCCAGCCCCTATCCGTTTTACCCCACATATTATTCCCCTCATTCTTCACATCAAACACCTCAACCACCTGCCCCTGTGTATACTGCCCCACAGCCGCGTAGCTCGTACCAGCCCCGCTCCTAATATTCAAAGTCGTCCCCACCACGCACGAAGTCGTCACAAACTCCTCCGGTATCCACAGCGTCCCCGTCAAACTCAAAATCGGATCATTCAAACACACCCACGGGCTCGGCATCCCATTCTTCAAAGGGTAATCACACCACCCACCATCCTTCGTAGTCGTAGTCATCCGGCTCACCAACGTCGGCGTCGCCGCATGGTTCACACTCCCCACAGCCGGCACACCCTTCCTCATATCAATCGCCACAATCTCCACCCAGCCATTCGCCCGGTTCCCAGTCAACGAAACCACATTAAAGCTCCAAGTAGCCGGAATATAGATCAGCTTTCCAACCCCATTCAATCCCTTCGATGGACCAACCCACTGATCGCTAAACAGCGCCCACACGTCCTCACGGTTAAAACTCTGCGCCTTAATAAAATTCTGCCAGCTCGCGTCCAGCGCAAAAGTAGGATGATTCTGCTTCGGTCCATCACTCCCCGCGATGATCGCCGGCCCGGCGTAACTCAACACCCTCGGCAAAACATAGCCGATCTTATTAGTCGAAACAACCGGCTTCCTCCAATCCGTATAATAACTTCCGTTGTACAGCAAAGCCACCCAACCCGTCAGCGTCCTACCCCACACATTCGTCCCCTCATACGCCAACTCATACACAGCCGCCTTCGCCCCCCAAAACATCGATCCCACCTTCACAGAGCTCGCCAGCGCGTCCTTACGCACATTCAACAACCAAGTCGTCACCGTAGCGATGAACAAAGGCGCACTCACCACCGGCTCAGGTTCAGGCTCCACAGGCTCCGCAACAACAACCTCACCGCCGCTCCCAAAAAACGCCTTCAGCTCATCCACGGTCCCATAAAACAAATTCACGTCAATATCCCGCAAACAGCCTTCCAAAATCAAAAAATCGCCGCTAAACTGCCACATCTTCACCGTCCCTGGGCAAGCCCCCGCATTAAACGGCTTCAGCAACACCGGGTTATCCAGCCTGGTCTTCAACTCCTCCCAAGTGGTCACCCCCGCAAAATAGCGGGTCGGGTCCGGGTACTGAGCCCACCAGTAATCCATCTTCGGCCACTTACTCAAAGCGCCCAAAAACCACTCCGCCGTATAAACAATCACCTTCCACTTCAAATTCGCCAGCTGCAAAAACTTCTCAAACTCCCCAGCATACACCGCCGGCAAATACCCCGTCTTGCGCACTTCCACATCCACAGCCACGCTCAACGCCCCCGCCGGCATATTGTTCGCCAGCCAGGCATAATTCGTCGCCCCATCCACCCACGGGTTATACACAAAATAAGGAAACCTCACAAAACCAGCCGCCTCCGCCCACTGCTTATCAAAACCGCCATCCTTGTGGTGGCCGCCATTCATATCATTCAAACGGATCCCGATCCCAGCCACCCCAGCGGCCTTCAGCGCCGCCTCATCCATCTCCAAGCTGCCTTCCCACACATCCACCACCAAACAAGTATCTTTATTCATCGTCATCCCTCCCGTCAAACAGCCCCTCTACTTTATTTCCCAACAGCCACACCAATGTCATCACAAACAACATCGCCGGCATCAAGCTCACCATCACCACCAAAGACCCCACCTCACCAAACAACCCCAGCGCTCGTTTCATCCATCCTCCCTAAAACAACTGAAAAAACTTCCCGTCATAAGTAGGTCCACCACCACCGCCATCCGCCGCGATCTCAAAGGCGCATACATTCCAAGAACCAGTATTATCAATAGTCATATCAACCACAGAGTCATCCGATTTGTTAAGCTCATACTCTGCTGCTACTGCTCTACCCGTTCCTGCTCGTTGCCCAATCTTCGTAAAACCACTTCCCGCTGTAAAGGTCACAGCAGCATTTCCGCGATGAGCAAACCCAAAAGCTGTATTGCCAGATGTAATTCCACTTGCTAAAGTGGTCGAAATAGCAGTGCCACTCCCCGTACTATACGAACTCTGCGGGAAAATCGTTCCAGAGGTTAGCGTGCCACTAAAATCACTAACCATCCAAATATTTTCAGTTGAGCTTGTCAAACTGGTAACAGCGATAGTCCCGGGGGTACCACCAACCGAATACCACACTTGCATTTCATTACCACTACCTGAAATAGCTAACCGTGTCCACGTAACACCATTTCCAGCAACACCCGGGCTGGCATTCGTATTGTTTCTTGCCATAAAAGTAAGAATATTCAAATTACCTGCCGTAGGTGTTATTGATCCTGTCGTAAAGGAAGTGATCGCGTTATTTCCAGAGGCTAACAACGCACCAAAAGTGATCGCCATACTAAGCCTCCTGCGCTACCGCAACACAATCCCACTTCGTCTCAGCACTGTTATAAACAAACCCCACATACAACACCTTACTAATCACCGTAGTCGTTGGCAACGTCACCCCCACCGCCCTAAACACAGCATTCCACGTCAAACCCCGCGCCGTCCCATTATCCTTCAACCGAATGATCAACTTCGCCCCATCATACACATTCGTCGCAGCGTTGATCGTCAAAGCCGCCGCCAAAGCCGTAAAACAATACTGATCATAAGCAGCCACATCCGGCGTCAAGGTCGATGCACTGGCAGCCGAACTCACCAACGGCGTCCGTTTCACCCACTTCATCCCCGTAGCGGCCGTACTATCCGCCGTCAAAATAAACCCGTTCGACCCAACCGCCAATCGGTCCTTCACCGTACTAAACGTCTGCAGATCCCCTTTGGTCGTCACGCTCAGCTGGTTCGCCGGCGCCGCCCACTTAATCCCCAACGCCTGCGTACTGTCCGCCACCAAAATAGTATCATTCGCCCCAACACCCACCCTGGCCGCCACCGTACTAAACCCCTGCAAATCACCCTTCGTAGTCACATTCACACCACTACCCGAGGATGGAGTCGCCCACTTCAAACCCAACGCCTGCGCGCTATCCGCCGTCAAAACCTGTCCATCCGTACCAATCGGCACCCGTGCCGCCACCGTGCTAAACCCCTGAACATCCCCCTTCGTCGTCACGCTCAAACTACCGCTGCCGCTCCCGCTCACCAACAACTTCCAAACCGTCCCATCACTCACACAGATCCCAATCGTCCCAGCCAAAACACTACCAACCGTACTCCCCGAACTATCCTTCACCGTAAACGTATAAGAGCTCCGGTTCACCACATAAAACGCGTGGTTCCCAGTCCCTACCGCCGGCAAACTCACATCCCGCGCCGCGCTCGAAGTCAAACTCTGTACAGCCTTATCCCCATCCACCAAAGTCTTATTCGCGCTCAACGTCTCGCTATTCACACTCCCAGCCGCCGCCATCGGCAAAGCCTGCCCCAGCGCCGTCTCCACAGCCACCACCTCCGCCCGCAGATCATTCACATGCGCCGCCAGCAAATAATCACCATTAATAACATCCACACCAAAACTCTTCACACCACTCGGGTAACTCGCCGTCATCTCATCATCTCCTTTTTCCTACCCATACTTCGCCTTCACAGCCACAGCCATCGCCGCGAAGTTCTCCAAACTAAACGTCCAACTCATCACAACACTCCCGCTCACCTCGCAAAGCTCCGTACTCCCCTTCGCCCGCCAGTTTCCATCACTTGTCACATTAAACAACTCCGTCTGCCCATCTCCCACCGTTGGCGTCCCCTCCATACAAATCACATCCGCCACCAAGTCATAACGGCTCGCCTCAACCGTAATACTACAACTCGTATCACCGAAGCCCTTCGCCTTTCCCACCGTCCCAAACGGAGTCACCTGGTCCACATTCACAAAATCCGTCACCCCCACCTCAACCCACTCATTCCCGGTCATTCTCACAAACAAATCCGCCGTCCCGCTGGGTGGGTTCAACAAATACCAAAACTCCACCTTAGCAAAGTTCCCATTCCCCGGGTACCCCAGCGCGTAACTGTCCAACTTCGTCAGCTCCATACCGGCATAATTCACCCAGTCCACGTCAAAAAAACTCCGTATTCCCACACTCACCAGCAACAGCCGGTTATCGCCAGTACCCACCGTATGGCTCACGATCACAGTCCTCGCATTTGATATAGAGCCGGTACTCGTACCCACCGCCGCCACTGCCAGCCCTGGCAACTTCTCAAACGTCAACTTCACAAACCCATTCTGTCCGGTCGCGTCCGCCCACTCAAACTCCTGTCCCACCACCAAATTCGTACCATACACCCCAAAATTCTTCAGCGCCGTAGCGCCTCCCGCCGTCCCAAAATCCACAAACTTACCCAAATCATAATCACACAAAAAATCATACAAAACATCGCCCCTGGCGTCATACCCAACCGTCACCACGCTGGCCGTATCACGGTCACTCACAGCGTTGATCAACGCCTGCCCCACACTCAACGCCATCGCGTTACTTTGCACCAGCCGGTTATTCACCTCCAACTCCCTAACCCCATTCACAGCAATAGATTCCGCGTCCTCCACTACCGCCGTCAGCCTCGCCCCCATTTCCCGCAAGCCCGCCACCAACACACTCAAATTCGAAAAATAAGCCGTGCGCGTCGCGCTCCAATTCTTCAACTTAACAGTACAAAAACTCTGATTATTCCCCATACTTCGGTAAATTTTCTCCAACCCATTTACCCCAACAAGCTCGCTCAACAACGTAAACTCACCCTCGCCATTGCCGGTATTCGCGCCCATATTCACGCCGCTGCCATCCGGCAAACTATTCACCGTAATCGGGTTCGCCTCCAAAGCGCTGTCGCTCGGCACCCGCATAAAATTGCCCGCAAACGCCTTCCCAATACCCCCCGTAGCAAACTCCGCCAAGATCTCCACACTCGTCCCAGGCGCCACCTCAATCGGTCCGCCATTCTGCCAAGCCACACTATAAGCGCTCGTAGGCACCGGCGAAGCAAACGGCGGAACAAAAAACGGCCGCACCTTCGTCAAAGCCCGGTTATACAAAGCCTCAAATGGCGCCGTCCTACTCATCCCAGCCCGCCGCAACGCCCCCAACGCCGGCGCTGCCACGATTCCCTTCCCAACATAATCGCCCTTATCCATCACAAACAAACTGCCATCCCGCAAAAAAAACAACCGCGCCGCAAACCCATCCGCGATCTCCTTCAAACTCTCCCAGCCACTTTGCCCATCCAACACAAAATAATCCGGCTCATCAGTCAACGTAACCGCGCTCACACTAACACTCAGCTGCCAACCCATCCGCTCCATCAAAATAGCCACGCATTGGTCCAGCGCCAGCCCATCCGGCCGCCCCTTCCAATAATTGATCGGAAACGGAGTACTCGAATTAGCTACAAAATAAGGATCCCACCCCTCAGCGCTAAAATTCTGGCACGGCGCGTAAACCCGGTTCGCGCTCCCCAACTCCATCAACCTACTCAACCCCGTACCGCTCAACGTCCCAATACCGCTCTCACAATCCCAATCGATCCCCGTCAACGTACCCACAAACACCGGCGTAGCCGTGCTCAACGTAGTCGTATTAATCACCAAAATCCGCGCCAAAAACCCAGGCACCCCAAACTTCTCATAAATTGCGCTCGAAAAATTAAAAACATCATACTTCCCATTAGGGTCATAGATCTCAACCGCAAAACTCTCCCCCTCAGGGTGGTTCTGCCCACGCCCATCCCCGCGCATCCGGCTCCCGCGCCCCCGCTTAAAACTCACACTCCTAATATACTGGCTCTCGATCTCACCATCAAAAACCCCATCATTATCCCAATCCACCTGAAACAACCACAAAACATTCCCAGCCGCTTCCGCCGCCGGCAAATACTCCGTCCCATAAATACTCCGCCCATACTTAGATGAACTAAACGTAGCCATAACCCACCTCATCCAAGCCGTAATTAATTTCACGCAAAGCCGCAAAGTCGCTAAAACTGTTTCCATATCTTGCCATCGCTCTTTCCATAAAAGCTCTTGACCTTCTTGGCACTTGAACTTCTTTGCGCTCTTTGCGTTCGGTTGTTTCGAAGAAACTGACCGACGTGACACGAACTTGATCTTGGTTCTTGACCTTTGCGTGAGCCGAACTTGATCTAATAAACCTCATCAAACCACCCCCTCCTGCCGCAAAGCTAACCTAACACTCTGCCCAATCTTCCTCGCCAACTCAAAATCATTCCCGCCGCCACTCACATTAATATTCACCACCACACCACCCCGGCCGCCTCGGTCCGACCGACCAAACCCGCTCAACCGGTCATTCACCGCCCCAACACTCCCAGGCAACAAACTCCCCGCCCCGCTGCTCAACCCATCCGCGATCCCCGCCGCCAGCTGATACCCAACCTCAACCTTCATCTTCCGGCTCGGGCTGTGCATATCAAAAAAGCCCGCGAACATCTGCATCAAAGCATTCCCCACCGAGCTCACCGCGTCAAACAAAATCTTCGGCGCCGCCATCAACCCGTTCGCGATCCCCTGAATCACATTGATCCCAACCTGCTTCCAATCAATGCTCTTCATAAAATCCATGATCGTCTTCGGAAACCCCTTCACGAACAAAACAATATTATCGATCCCATTCTCAAAAACAGTCTTCAACATCGTCCAAGTGTTATCCCAGATCTGTCTCGCAATCTCCCCCACCTTGCGCCAATCCCCTTCAAACACCGCCCCAATAAGAGCGAACATCAACTTAATATTCTCCCACCAGGTACTAAAGATGGTCGTAATAGAATCCCAAGTATTCTTCCAGATCTCGCTGAACCAACCCAGCTTCCCGCCAAACAGATCCTGCACAAACTGCAACCCAACAGCAAACGCCCCCTTCAACCACTCCCAAACCGCCGCCGTCTTCTCCTGTATCCCACCCCAATTATTCGCCCAAGCCACCGCAATCAAAGCCACCACCGCGATCACCGCCGCCGCGATACCCCAAATAGGCAATGTAATCCCCGCGATAACCCCGCCAATCGCCGTAAACACCGGCATTAGCGTACCAATAGTGCTAACAATTGTCCCAACCACCATCAAAATAGGTCCAACCGCCGCCGCGATCCCTGCAACCACCAAAATCATCTTCTGCTGTTCCGGCGTCAAAGCCCCAAACTTCTCAATCAAACCATTCAACCAACCCATCGCCTGCACCAAAAAAGGTAACAAATACTGTCCAAAACTTGCGCCCAAATCCTTCGTACTCGCCGCAAACTTCTTCATCTGGTTAGCGGCACTATCAGCCGTATTCTCAACATCCCCCTGCGCCGTCTTCGTCTGCTCCATGATCAAAGCATAAGCCGCCTGCGCCTTAATCGATGCGTCCATCGGCTCAGTAGCCGCCTCAGCGGCCTTCCCCCAAGCATCCGTGGCACTCTCCAACTCCCCAAGAGCCGTTTTCGCCTCCGTACTATTCTCGCCATACTTACTGGTAGCATCCATCCAATTCTGCTGGGCCCCGTTCATTTCCTCAAGGCTTTTCTTATACTTCGCGTTCGAAGTATCCACCGTCAACAACCCCATCTCCATCGCCTTCGCCTTCAAAGTCGCCTGATCCATATTCACACCCAGCGCCTTCAAAGGTTCACTCTCCCCGGTCAAACCAGCCCGCAACTTATCCAAAGCCTCCGTCGGCTCCATATTATTAAAACTCGCCAAATCACCCGCCAACTGCACCAACTCCATACTCATCCCGGCGCTTTGCTCTTCCGTCAACCCCATCGAAACCATCAAATTGCCATAAGTACCCGCAGCAGCCAAAGCCTCCTGCTGGCTCATCAACATAGAAGAAGCACTGGTCTCACTCCAAGCCATCACCTCATCGCTCATCGTACCAAAAACAACATTAACCTTATTCTTGGTCTCCTCCATATCGCTCGCCATCAACACCGCTGCCCCGCCGGCCGCCACAATAGGCGCCGTAACCCCCATCGTCAAATTCTGGCCAACATTGCTCATCTGCTCGCCGGTCTGCTGCCAGCCCTTCCCCATCTTAGCCGCGTCCCCAATACTCTTCTTCATAGCATCATCAAACCCAGCCGTATCCGCGATCAACTTAACAATAGCATTCGCCAACGTCGCCATATCAGTCTCCCAAATCTATCTCACCTAAAGCTATCGCTTTTTCCAAAAAAAGCTCCTGATCTTCTCCGCACTTATTGCCCTTCTTGCACTTCCTTAGCGCCCTTTGCGTCTTTGCGTGAATCGAACTTGTTCTCAGCCCTTCTTCCGGACCATCCCACCAAAAATCGCCTTCGTCTTATCAGCAACATTCACCTCTTCAGGCCCGTCACCGTCAAAATTCATCATAAAATCAGCCGCGCTAAACTCCTTGCTACCATCACCATTCACCGTCGCCAACATCGCCAACAGCCTGGCATTCCTCAAATCCGCTCTTTCCTCTCCAAAAGGTTCGAGCCGGTAGTACGCCATCCACTCAGCAAACTCCCGGCTCGTAATCTCACCTTGCAACCTCGAAACACTCGCGTACCCGAGTGAGAGTGCTAAACGGTGCCAGAATCGTCGCTCTGGCTGCTCTCTAAGTTTTTTGTAAGATCCTCAATGTCGCTGTCACTAAAACCACTCAACCTACTCGCAACATTAAAAACCCGCTGCAAAGCCTGCCCACTCTTCCGCCCCAAATCAACAATATCCAAGTCGCTAAACACCCGCTTCCCAGAATCATCAACAATAGTCCGGCTGCACAACTTCGCCCTAAAATTTGCCATATTCACATGCTGGCTCTTACCCTTACCATCCAACATACTCTGCTCCAACCCATCGCGCTCAAGGCCGGTCAAAGTCTTCACCCTAACCGCCCCACCCCACTCCGGAACCGCCACATCCTCAAAAACAATATCCTCAGCAGAAAGAATCTGCTCCTTCGTCAAATAACCCATAAAACTCCTTCCTCAGTCTTGCCGCGGTCTTCACCAACTCGGTCTAACCGACACCTGCCCTTAGCTCTCAGTAATAGCGCCACTGATCTTCAAAGTAATACTCGCGCCCAAAGCGCCCTTCACCTTCATATCACGCTCAAACTTAGTGATGATCGCCGCAAAAGCATACTGAGTAGCTCCGCTGTCAGTCATAACCAGCTGAAAGTTCCGCTTAACCTTCGCCTCCATATCATCATACAGATCAGCATGAGTAGCGTTAGTGGGGTCCAAGTTAATATCAAAACTAACCTCCCCATTATCCAAAACAGTCGGCACAAACTCAGCCGCCGCGCTCCCCTGGTGGGTCACATCCTCAGTACCCACCGAAGCACTCGGACCCTTAATATCCTTGATCTCAGCGATCGCGGTAAACGCCTCAGTAGGGGTAGCACCATCACCAATCTTCAACACAGTACCATTACTCGAAACAGCCATTATTAATCTCCTATCGCAAATTGAACGTCAACATAACTCGCCCGAACATACACATTCCCTTCCAAAAAAAACGCGTCATCCGGTTGCTCAAAAAAACAGGCGACCACACCAACACTGCCATCACCTGTCACATTACCACTCAAAGCACTCCTCACAGCTGCGTCCGCGCTAACCACATCAGCATACTTCTGCCCGCCGCACGTCAGCCGAAACCTCGCCATCTGCAAATTACTCAACCCGCCCATCGTATACTCCTGGTCAACACTCATCCGCTCATACACAACATAAGGCTTCGTAATATCCTGCGGCGCCATCGATGGATAAATACGGTCAGCGCAAACAGCATGCACCCCACTATCCACAATCAATTCCTTCACCACCGCACTCTCAATCGTCATAATCCTCTAAACCTTTACCCTTGATCTTGATCTTGTCCTTTACTAAATACGCACTTGCCCTTGACCTTGCCCTTGCCTTTTACCAAGCATTGCTCTTGCACTTCTTGGCACTTGGTTTTCTTTGCGCCCTTAGCGGTCTTTGCGTGACACGAACTTGACCTTGCTATTACGCCCCCAGCTTCTTGATCATCTTCTCATACCCGCTCACGATAGCGGCATAAACCTCACCCACATGGCTCTCCAAAGCCCTCCGCATAAATGGCCTGGCCGTAATGCCCCGTACCCTCTTCGCGAAGATCCCGTTGCCCGTCTTCTTCAAAACCATCGCACGCCGGCCCTTCTTCTTCGGCCCGTGCTCCTTCGTACCCCACTCAAAAAAGTCATACCACCAATTCTTCGCGTAAGGTCCAACCAACGCCGTCCCATACTCAGGCCCGCCGCGCAAACTCTTATACCCAATCCCAGATCCCGGCGCGCCGCTCTGCGCATACTTCTTAATCACCTTAGCGCCCTCAGCCACACCAGCCCTAAACGTGCGCCTCGCCTCACTATTCGTCATCAGCGCGATCTTCATCTGCACTTCTTCCAAATTCACAAACTCAACACTAATATTCATATCGCCAGCCTTTGCCTTGCTCTTGACCGTGCCCTTTACCAAGAATTGCCCTTGACCTTCTTAGCTCTTCTTAGCCCTTCTTGCACTTCCTTAGCGCCCTTTGCGGCTTTGCGTGAGCCGATCTTGACCTTGCTCTTTACAAAAAACGCTCTTGACCTTGCCCTTCTTAGCTCTTCCCTTAGCGTGAAATTAATGCTCATCACAAGCTCTCATCCCGCTTACAAAACAACACCAATTCCTTCGCCACACCATCCAAGTCCAACACACTATCAATGCGGTACACGTCCCCGCCCCACTCCACCTGCATATCCGCCCTAACATCACCCCGCCAGCGAATAACAAACTTCGTATACACCATCGGCGTCTCCCGCAACCCCTCAACGATCTCCTTACCGCTCCAATCCTGCTTCTCCGCCCACACAGTCGCCAGCACAGTCCCACTTCCAGTCCGCTCATAAAACTCATTGCGCGTCCCATCCGTAGCCCCATCCCGAATCGTAATAAAATGCCGGTACTTCGCCGGGTTGATCACCTTCATCGTATCGCCGCCAAAGGCACCACATAAGCCCTATAAAACTTCTCACTCAAATCACTGGATGAAGTCTGCAACAGCGCCCCATCCATACTAATCACACCCTCAAAAGAACTGCTCGCGTCGCCAGTAGCATTACTGATCCCAACCACGCTCTCAACCACATCCCCTTCACAAACACCGCAAAGAGTCACACTCCCCGCACCGGCCAAACCCTCAAAATTATGATAATACCCAGCCACAACCTCCAGCTGTCCCAACAAACTCGTCAACCCCTGCGTCAAAGGCATAGCTCCACCACTCAACACCATCGAAGGGTTCTCAAACCACAAAACAAGCAATATCCTGGCCGCTGCCTTCGCCGCCGCGTTGATGGGTACATCAGATGCCCATTCATGGCCGGTCGCGTTAAAAATATATTCATCGATCTGCGGCAACAAATTCAACATGTCGGCAGTATCACTCGCGACTCTCAAAACAGCAGCAGCTTCACCAGCGGTCAGAATACTCATACCTACTTCACTTCCCCTTACCCTTTACGCCATCGGGCAACACCTTCACCGACGGTTCAACCTTCACAGCCGCTTCCACCGCCACCCGGGCAACCGGAGGAAGGGCAGACCCAACGCCTGCCCCCCCACCAACCACCACAATAAAACCAGCGGAAACATAATCCTTCACAGCAGCGTCAGTCCCGGTAAACACATCCCCAGTCGAAAAAGCCCTGGTACCACTCACCGGGTCAACGCTCACAAACGGCTTGATCACCGCATACTTAGCCATTCAGCTTAGCCTGCAGCCTTAAGCTGGAGATAACCAATAGCGCTGGGCTGAAGAACCTTGAAAACAGTCCTAAAATACATCCACAGCTTCACCTGGCCACTGCCAGCGGCAGAATAAGGATCACGCAAAAGAGTGAACCCAGGGGCCTCTCTCCAACCCATATAATTCCAGTTGCCGAAGAAAACACTCTTGGCTTCAGCGGCAATAGCGGCCGCCTTATTACTGAAATAAACAGGGTAACCAAGCAGTGGAGGTCGCAAAGCGGCTCCGCCACCATTGGTCTCAGCATACAATCTCGGGTTACCAGTCAGCGAAGAAATAGCCCCATAGCTCGAAGCACGCATCACCCAAGAGACACTACCAGCATCGTCCAAATAATCAGCGATAGTATCATTCAGCGCCACAGCCTCAGGCTCACCAGCCGCGATAGCGGTCGCCGAAGCGGTAGTAACAAACTTAGTACCAGTAGCAGCGGCCTCGGTCAACAGCAAATTATTCAAAGTCTTAGCCTGCCCGCGGGCAACCCAGTCACTCAAGAAAGCCATCAAACCAGCGTCCTCATCCTCAAGCAGCTCAACCGAAAGGTTAATATACTTAGAGTATTTCACCAGGGTCATAGCGGCCTGCCCAATAGCGGGCGCGTCCAGGTCAAAGTTACCGGCCTCATTAGTGCTAACAAACTCGCCATCGGCTTCATTGTCATAAGGCACATTCACAGTAGTACCCTTGCCAGGGATCCGGCGAACACCCAAACGTTCGGGTAAGCTCATCTCAGAGCGTTTCGCGATCACCTGTTGGAACATACCAGTGGGGTCAACATAACCACCATCAGCCGCGGTACCAACATTCATATCAGTAGCGTTACTGGCGTTCTGAATCCGCAGCTCATTACCATCCATGAACTCACGTACACCACCAAAATCACCACTACGAACATAAGCCTTCAAACCCTTAGCAAAACTATCCCCGCGGCCATTCTTCAAAACAGCGGGTGCTCCAGCTGGGGTAAACGGCCCAACATTCTTGGTCTCAGCTGTGTCCCTCATCGAGAGATACAGATCATTCGCAGACTTAGCTTCCTTCCGAGTCTTATCCAGCTCGGCCTGAAGTTTCACAGCCTCATCCTTCTCACCTTTGTTAAAGTGATCGTCGATTTTAGCGGCGATTTGCTGCACAGCGGAATCCTTCTCCTGCGCAGCGTCATAATACGGCTTGAGATTCATTTATTGCTCCTTTTCAAAATTTGTACTCTCGCGCGGAGGATCTCGATCTCCGACTCCGAAATAACCGGCTCAGCAAGGTCTTTGCCAACTTGCTTGGCTTCAAACCCATCCTCCGCGAGCTCAACCACATCCGAAGGATCGGGCACGGTCTCACCAACGTTTAACAACGCTGCCGGAACATTCACAAAATTACTAACCAAAGCGTTACTGTAACTTCTCGGTGGCGCAACTACCCCACCAGTAACAACCTCATCGGCAAAGCCAAACTTCACAGCCTCACCGCTGCTCATCCACGTCTCATCACTCATCATCTTACCGATCCGCTCACGGCTAATACCCGTACGCGTCTCGTAATTACCAACCAAACTATCCTTCACACTCTTCAACGCCCCCAGCAAACTCTCCAAAGTACCAATATCCAAATTAGTAGCCAACAAACTAACACTCGGGTCATGGATCATCAAAAAAGCGCTGTCCTGCATCAAAATACGGTCCGCCGCCAACGCCACCACAGTAGCCGCGCTCGCGCAAATACCATCAATACGCGCCGTCACCCTGCCAGGGTAATCCGTCAAAGCTGCCCTCATCATACTGGCCGCTATCGGGTCACCACCAGGGCTATTGATCCGCAAAGTAACATCACGTCCAGCCAACTTCTTCAAATCAGCCTTAAACAAAGCCGGCGTGATCTCATCCCCCAACCACATATACTCGCTGATCGGACCATCAAAAATGATCTCAGCTTCCCCAACCCCATCAGTGTCGGTTGTTCCTCCGGAACTGACAAAATCCCGCACCTGCCAAAACCGTTCATGCGGTTTCGCGTCCCCTTCAAAACACCGAATCGGTACTTTTCTCATAAACTCCCTCGCTTCTGCCCTTGCTTTTGATCTCGTAGGGGGCAGACATGTCTGCTCCGCGCCCTTGCCATTTGTCCTTGCTCTTGCTCTTTACCAAAAAAGCTCTTGACCTTCTTAGCACTTGGTTTTCTTAGCGCGCTTTGTGTCTTTGCGTGAACCGATCTTGACCTTGTCACTAAATCCCAATCTTCGCGATATTACTCGCCATATAATAACTATCCCCATCAGCATAAGGGCTCAAATCATCCAGCCCCCGCGCCTCATTCGGCGTCATCTGCCCGCTCTCGATCTTCGTCCGCATATAATCCGCCCTCGTCTTCGCGTCCGTCCGCAGCATACTCTCCCGAATAAACTTAATATACGTAGTCGCCTGCTCCGCTTCCGGTATCCACTTCAACCGGCCAGCCTGCTCCCACTGCACCAAATACGGGTCCAGCGTAGTGCTCAAATAATCCAAATTCTGCTGCTCATTACTCTGATAACTCTGCTTGCCCATATTCAACTTATAAATAGGCAACCCAAAATAATTAGCGATGTCCACATCCGTAGCATTAATACTCTCCAAAAACTGCACATCCACCGGCTTCATCGTAATAGGCTCAAACTTCGAAATCTTAGAATCAAAAACAGCCAACTTATAAGCATTATCACTACCACCCATCGCCTGCGTATAAGAGCTGCGCACCTTCTCCCGCGCGTCCTTATTCAGCTCACCATTCGTCCAAATAATCCCGCTTGGGTTCAACCCCTGCGCGTAAAAATTACCCATCGTCTCATAAGCGCCCATCTGCCGGCCAATACTCTCCCTGGCATAAGTGATCACACTCCGCCCCTTAAACCCAGTCTGGTCAGGGTTGATCATCAACTGCATCACCTCATTCAACGGCAAATACATCTTATGATCCTTATCCTCACCACTCCTATACTCATACCAAAGGTTCCCAGCCTCATCAAACACAGGCTCCACCTTACTCGCCGGCAAAATAAACATCTCCCGCGGAAAACCCGGTGGCGTCCAAATATAGCTATTACCCCAAAAGATCAACCAATTCATCACCTGCTTCTTAAACAAAAACGGCGAAACCTGATACCGGTTCGGCGAGATCTCCAACAAATAAGCCAAATTACGCATCCGCGCGTCAGGCCCCACCTGGTTGATCGTATCCCCGCTACGGCTAATCACCTTCAAAGGCATCTTCGCCACATCATCACTAATAATATTCCCGCAACGGTAAGCACTCGCCACATTACGGCTATTCTCAGCCGTCACACTCTGCCCCGAAGTAGTCTTCTGCCCAAAATAATCCACCAACCAACTGGGTGGCTGAGCAATATCAACAGTATTAGCAAATCGCCTAAGCACATTCTTAAAAATCATAAACTAAGCGTTCCCTTCGCCTTTGCCAAAACCGATGCCAACCAACACCCCAGCCAACATCGCGAACACCCCAGCTACCATCCAAGCCGCCGGAACAAAAACAAGGCTAACCCCATAAACCACCAGGCCAGCCCCGATCAAAAACAAAATGTCGTCCAGTATATTTTTCATAAACTCCAAATAAAAACACCCGAACACAATTCCATTATCTGGAAAGTGTCGGGTGCAAAATTCCGACGTAACCCACACCTAAGTGGTTTGCTAAAAAAATCCTACAGACTCATTATAAACAATCCATCCCCATAATGCAAGACTTTTTAGAATATATATTCTATTTAACACATCATCCACTTAAAGCAAAACACCAGAATCAGACTGGTGTTGAGCGTGGTGCTGTATGATCGATTGTTAGCGGGACAAATTAATCACATGTTTATTTTAGCACTAATATTCTAATTATGTCAAGTGATATACCCAGCATCGTTTTTCTCACGAATTTCAAGCCAAATACTTGGCCGTGTAACATTCCGCGCAATAGTTCGGCGAGTTCCTTGTAATAGCCCCGTTGTTCCCATCCACATAAGAGAATATATGCTTCCCGCAAAAGGTTTTACCGCAGTCATTGCATATATACTCGCGCAAATCCCCAACCACCAAAGTGCTGCACTTGCAACAACCCCTCGTAGTCATTTCACCCTGCAATTCCAATGATCAACAGCGTCCTGCTGGCCATTCCCATAGCGGTTCTCAACACATTCAAGACCAGAACACCGCACCTTCCAGCCTTTATTATCTAACAAAAACAAAGTAGCTTTACCTCCGCAAAAAGGGCAAGGCAATAACCCGTCTCCAATTCGAACCAACCTCATAATATTATCTTTCATCTTTTCTGCCGCCCGGCATTTCGAATACTCCCCACCCCAATATCGAAATATCTCATCCCCAACATTCAAATCCTTGCCATAAACTCCCAGATCCAAATAAATATCATTACCCATTCTCTACCTCTCCCATATCGTCCAATACAATAGCGCTTATCGCCCGTTCCATCTCATAACCAACAACATGTTGTCTCATAGTCCTACCAGCCTATACCATCAACGTGGATCTGGCGCCGCATGAAACTGAAGTTTTCGACAGTTCCCCAAAACTTCACGCTCGTTCCCTGCGGAACATCAAACATATCCCTGAATTGATTAGTTAGCACAAGCGGTACACCATCCACCAAAACGTCTATAGAATACTCATCGTTGTAAGCCCGGACGCTGGTAACAACTTGCCCTTCCCAAGTGCCAATATACTTGCCTACCCAAAAATTGTAATTAACCGTTGCTAAAAATACTGATGCAAGAATCAGGGTAACAGCAACCACCCAATAAATCAAAAAAGTAAGTTTCATTCTTCCTCCACCATCACAGCGTCGTCATCCCAAGTAAGCTTGCAACCAATCAGCTTTTCGATAGAGCCTTTGGGAAGAATGATATAGTCAGAATGCCTATCCAGGGTATCCCAAACATCGTCATCTCTTACCAAGTGCACATCAGAAATATTTTCCGTACCATCTTTATCTACCGCTAACCATATCTGTGTCATATCATTCCTCCATCATCACAGTTACATCCCCCAATCATCAGCCAGAATGATCGCGCTATAATCCAGCTGCCCCACAAACACCTTCGCCCTGGCCATCGCGATCACCATCGCCGCAATAGGGTCAATACGCTTCGTCCGAATAAACCCCTTCCCGCGGGTCTCCTTCACATACTTAATCTGCCCATTACCATTCTTCGCCACACTCGTATTCCCAAACGCCCAGCGCGCCACCGGGTTCGGCTCCACACTCATCTTCCCCGTCTTCATCAACACCTCAA